CGCCTCGAAGTTCTCCATCACCTGCTGGATGTGCTGGATATACGTGGCAGACCGCTCTCGCTCTGTCAACTCTACTTCAACCGCTGAAATCTTGCTGCGAAGGCCGCCTTCTTCCTCACGTAACAGTTCTGCTCTCTCGCGGAAAACTTCCTTCGCCAAGTTGTTCTCAGCGTAGGCGTCCGCCAGCTTGCCTTGCTTTTCCAGATTAGCCTTCAGTTTCACCTTCAATTCCTGTCGAACGTTATCTAGCTGTTCATCCGCAGTCTTGGCGTTCGTCAGCAAAATGTGGTTGAGCCGCCCTGACTTCACATCGGGGTGTTGGGCAATCAACTCCAATACCCCATACACCTGCGACTCAATGACATCAGCCTGAACAGACGGGTTGGAACACGGCAGGTGGTGAGTCGCCATGCTGCTGCACCGATAGTACCGTTTGCGGTGCTTCAGCCGATGGTTGGATGTCCCACTCGTTCCCTGGTACTTGTGGTCATCGTTTCCGCAATACAGGATACCACTGAGCGGATATTCTCTCGCCGTCTGTCGGTGCATGACCCCCTTGCGGTTCGCCTTCAGTCGTTCCTGGACGCGCCGAAAATCTTCCTCGGCAATGATGGGTTCGTGCTTTCCCTGCGCAACAACCACAACGTCATCGGAGTTCTTCACGTACTTGTACCCCTTCCGTGTCTTTTGCTTCTTGTCGTAATGCTTCTTGTTCCACACCACTTGGCCGATATAGAGGCGGTTCTTGAGGATTGTCCCCACGAAATGGGATGAGAAGCTCCCTCCTGATGGGGTCTTGTATCCTTTTCGATAGAGATAGCCAGCAATCCGCGACGTGCTCCACCCTGCCAAATACATCGTGAAAATCAACTTCACGACAGCCGCCTGTGCAGGGTCAATTTCCAGTTGTTGCGTCTCTTTGTTGTAGCGGTAACCGTAGGGGTAGTACCGTGCGCCGTGCCAATTTCCTTCCTTGACGCTCCGCACCATCCCTGGAAAGATGCGTTCAGCGATACGCGCTCGTTCAAACTCCGCGAAGCTCCCAAGCTGTTGCAGCATCAGCTTGCCGCTGCTCGTCGTGGTGTCAAACGGCTCGGTGGCTGACTTGAAACCCACGCCCCAAGCCTCCAACTCATCAACGGTGGTCAAGAGGTCTTTGAGCTTCCGGCTGAAGCGGTCAAGTTTGTAGACCAGCACAACATCAAATCGCTTCTCCTGTGCGTGTCGGAGAAGGCGCTGAAAGGCTGGACGGTTGGTCGTCCCCGCAGAATATCCATCGTCCTCATATATTTTTCCATTCTCGTCGGCATACACTTGCCATCCCTGCTGCTCAGCGTACTTCTCCAAGAACTCACGCTGCGTCTTGAGGGAATGGCCTTCACGGGCTTGTTCGTCCGTACTGACCCGCGTATAAAGGGCGACTCGGATGTTCATAGGAGTGAACCTCTGGTTGACCCCATTATAGGAGCTTTGGGCGGAGTAGACATCACTTTACCTCCGCCTGAAGGCGCTTCAAATCTGCCTCAGCAAGAATCTCGATGACCAACTTCAGGCGCTTCTCACCTTCGGCTTGCTCCAGTTCGGTTGGTTCACCCTCGTAGGCTGGCCGCACTGGAAAAGTGGGAAGGGACGCAACCGAAACGGGAGGCAGGATTCTAACATGAACTTTCGAGGCTATATCTCTGCCGTCGTCTGAGCTACTATCGTCCTCATCGTCGGGTGGCGAACTGGACGAACTGTCGCTGGGGTCTTTCTCAGTCTCACAACCGTTAGAACTCGGTCTGGCGTTGCTGGAATTGTTCTCCTGAGGCGGGGATTGTTGTTCATGGTTATTGCTGTCTTCTCGTATCGTCGGTGCAATCATTTCAGTCTCCTTCCGTGTCGGTTGTCTTTCTCATCGAAACTTGTACCGTTTGGGCTTTTGACCATACCGAACGAGGTCTTCGCTCTCGTAGCGGAGCAGATGTGCGTTTGCTGGTAAAGCAGAAATAATCGGCCCACCAGCGACGCCGAAGGTGAAGTTCGATTTGCCGTACCTCAGACACAGCGCCGCGCATCCCGCCACCGCATCCGCCACATCCTTTGAGCCTTTGTTGATGCCATCTTCCTCCGCACTACGCTTGAACGACACCTCTGGATGATCGACCTTGCCTGTGGCGGTGACGCGCAGTTCCTCAAGCTCTCGCATCAGAATCTTATGCGGATAGCACTCAAACAGCCCTTGATAGATGAGCGCCTTCAGATGTCCATAGGCTGCGCCGTCCTTATCTACGCTCTGTTCTTGGGCGCTGATGCCCACTCGTCGCAAGCCTTGCATGATCGCGTAGGACTGCCATGAATCGAGCGTGACCAGGCGGATCGGCCAGCCATCTTTACGGAGTCGTTCAATAAACACTCTCACTTCGTCAAACAGAATCTCACCACCTGGCGGTGCTTTGATCTGCAACGCCAGGTCGATGACGACCCCTCCCGTCTGCTGTCCATGCTGTTTTCGTAGCGCCTCTAGGCTTTGCCCCGAATCCCGCGCCAGGGCCTCCAGATAATCGTCTGGCAAGCTCACGACCATATCCCGTTTGAAGTGTCCTAGCGCTAACCCTGCTGCGCTGTCTTGACCCTTCCCCAAATCGACGTGGATGAAGTAGCCGCTGGTCGGCTGGGGCTTGAACCAAGGCTTGAATTGAAGGTTCCGTAGTTCCATCACTGACAGCCTGTCGCCTAGGACTGGATTTTCCTTGTTGGCCGCCGCAATGACTTGTGCGATCCGAGCGCGATACGCGAAGAACCGAGGCTCTTGTGTGGTGCCGGTACACTCATAGACTTGTTGGGCGGTCTCAGGGTCGCGGGTGTACTCTGCAACAAAATCTTCTCGCGTGAGCTTCGGATTGACCTCCCACGTTGCATACGGCCCGCTGCGGAATGTCTCTGGCTCGAACTCTGCTTCGCGGTAGCGGGTCATCATGTAGTCGGTGTCGCTGCGCTTGTAGGAGAGCAGTAGCACCTTCATGGACTGGGGAAACCGCGAACAGGCGGTCATCCTGAGCACGGTATACAGCTCCTTTGCTCGCTGGGGCTCGAAGCCGCCGATTTCATCAAATACGACGACCAACAGATTCCATCCTTCTGCGGAAGTGCCTTCCGAGTCCAGCGAGTAGGCGGTGACGGATTTGGGAAAGCGAATCTCCCGCGCCAGAATAGCTCGCTTGAGATCAAGCCCGTGCTCCTCGAACCAGTTGTGGCCGGTCGTGGGATTGATGGCGTGTTCGACGTACCATCGGAGCTTTGAGAAGAACGCTTCGTGGGCCTGCTGAACATTAAGGCCCACGTTGACCAACGCGATCTTATCGCCTTGAGCCATCCCTAAGTGGCCCTGGGGGCTGCTGAGACAGAGGAGCCGGTACGCCACGTAGGTCAGGAACTTTGCCGCCGTAGAGTCCTTGCCCGATCCGCGTCCCCACAGGGCGATTCCTTCTGTGAATGTGGTATCCCACGCCTTCGGGTCTTTCCCCAGCATCGCCTCCACGAACTCCTGCTGCTTTGGAAACAGCGGTTCCTTCAGGAAGTCCCGACAGAAGGTGGCGGGGTCAACGGGTATTTCCTCCCACAGCGTTTCCTTCTGCCCATCCGTCAACGCTGCAACCTGGCTCTGGAGACGCTGTTGTTCACTGTCTCTCGCTGCGCGACGCTTTTTATTCGGGTCATGCTGTAAACATCGTCCACCGCCTGTTTCCACGTCGCAATACCTCTCCTGTCCATCCTTCCGTATCCGTGCCTGGCAGCGGCTATCCGGTTCCTTCGCCGGAATGGTGAACTTCTGGAACTGCCAGGGTTTATTATTTGGCGTTGCCTGCATTGGCGATTCCTCCATTTCTCGGTTTTGGTTATAGCTCGAACTCATCGAGCAGATTTTTCCCATCCTCTGGGCCGGGGAAGTCCACCAACCCATAGATGACGGCATGGCCCTGTTTACCCACTTCCTTGAGCATCCCTTCCTTTTTCAGCCTCGCCGTCGTGTTCCCCACCGTGCGCTCATGGATGCCCGTTCGGTCTGCGAGGGTCTTGTTGGTCGCAGGGCCATCTTCCCTGATACTCATGACAATCTTCTCTTCTGCGTTCAGGTGTTCATAAAAGAGGGTTTCGGTTTTCGGGTCTACCCGCGTCACTCGTACTGCCCGTTCTTCAAAACTCAGGTTTACAGCAATAGGTTCACTCAGCGGCCCAAAATTACATTTGGTGTGCCGGAGGGTGATGTAGAGTTCTCCCGCCTTAGAACCCGCCCGTTGCAACTGGAAGACTGACCTAGCAAGGTTGTACTTGTAGATTGAACCAAATGGCGTTTTCAGGTCATAACTCT